AAGTGGTATCACATTAATTAACGACGACTCTTTGCAATTTATCAAAACGTTACCGGACAACTGCATAGACCTGATCGCTACTGACCCGCCGTACTTTCGCGTGAAAGACTGCAGCTGGGATAACCAGTGGAATGATGTCACGGCATATCTTGCGTGGCTGGATGAATTACTGGCCGAGTTCTGGCGGGTACTGAAACCCAATGGCAGCCTGTATATGTTTTGTGGTTCGCGTCTGGCCTCTGATACCGAACTTCTCGTTCGTGAGCGGTTCAATGTGCTAAACCATATTATCTGGGCGAAACCGTCCGGTCCGTGGCGCAGACAAAATAAAGAAAGCTTAAGGATGTATTTTCCCGCCACTGAACGGATCATCTTTGCCGAACACTATCAGGGACCCTATCACCCGAAAGGCGATGGCTATTCCCGCCAGTGCCGTGAACTGAAACAGTCGGTGTTTAAACCGCTGATTGATTATTTTCGTGATGCCCGAAAAGCGTTAGGAGTCACGGCAAAAGACATTCACGAAGCGACAGGAAAGCAGATGGCCAGTCATTGGTTCAGTGACAGCCAGTGGCAGTTACCCAATGAAGTGGACTATAAGAAGCTGCAGGTGTTGTTTGAATGTGTCGCTAAAGAAAAGCACCAGCGTGGAGAATTAAACAAACCCTATCGTGAGCTGGTGGAATCGAACCTGACCTTGTCACGCCAGTATGAAGAATTGCGGCAGGAATACGGTTTGTTGCGCCGCTCGTTCTCGGTCACGGTAGAGGTGCCTTATACCGATGTCTGGCATTTTGCCCCTGTTCAGTATTATCCGGGCAAACACCCTTGCGAAAAGCCGGCTGATTTGATGGCGCATATTATCCAGTCCAGCAGCCGGGAAGGGGATTTGGTGGCGGATTTCTTTATGGGTTCCGGGGCGACACTGAAAGCCGCGTTAAAGTTGAATCGACGTGTTTTGGGTGTTGAGTTGGAAGAAGAACGGTTTAAGCAGACCGAGCAAGAGATAACAAACTTGAGTTTATAGGTTAATAAATGACCTATCATCTTTCAAATTATAAGCTTTGCTATAGTAGGAATCCGATTGAGATAGAAATCTAACCTAAGTAAAATTTCTGGTGATTTAGTAGTAAGATGAAATGACCTTTAACGAATAATAAAGTGAGGGATTTATGTCTGAAGTTAATAAGCCAGGAGTTATCCCATCAGAAGATATGCTGATTATTGATGTTACCTTATATGTTGGGCAGTATGAAGGTGGAACTGGAACTAAATGGGGATATTCTAACGAAGCAGCAAGTGGTGACAACCCCGCTTTTGGTTCTTTAACTGTGGTTCAAAATACAACAGATATTGCGAAAATTTCAAGTTTCTATTGGGGGGAGTATTCGTATGAAAATCTATCTGGACAATCGTTTGTTTTTGATGTGTTTTCTCATGTGAATGAAGGAAGTCGTCAGAATGTAATTGATTTATTTCAACATAAAAATCTTTATATAGCGGTAGATAATTTAAACTATAATCCTGATTTCCCAACTATTGATGGTATACAGCCTAAACCAACAGATAGATATCAATTTTTTAATTGGTATGAAGGCACTGAAGTACAAAGGTTAAGCTCTGTTTTGAAGCGATCTGGCGAAACGAAACGATTTTATATAAATTGGCTTGATGATGAATAAATAATCAAATTTACATTTTAATCTCAAGGCTGCGCATTGCGTGGCCTTTTCACTTTCTGGGGGAACGCATGTCTGCATCAATCACAGAATCTTTAGTTATCCGTCCTGCATCTGAACAACCCACATTCGATATGGATGGCAAAGAGGTTTTAATCTACAACCCCTGCGATGGCTGGCATATCGGTTACGTCAGTTTTTGCGATGAAGGAGAATACAGCGGCATTCATCCGTGGATGGGGGCAGCGTTTGAACCTCGATATTTTTATGTCGCCTGGGCACTTTTGCCGGATGGCTTGAAAATCAGTAATACCTTCGAAGATCAGAAAGCTACGCCGGAAGAACTTGAACACTACTGGGCAGCAAGGAAAAAGCCGAACGGTAAATAGTATTTTAGGCTCCGTATCGCGTGGCCTTTTATATCCAGTTTCCGTTTTTTCTCCCTCATTTGAGGGGTGAAAACAAGAAGTGGCTGTAGATCATTAACCAATTTTGCCGCCGCAATCACTCACAGAACCTTAGTATCTTCTGTTGGAATATTTTTAGGAATATTTTGTTGTTGGTTTTGTTGCTTCCAATCCATTCATATTTGCAATTCTAACTAATTGAAATTAATCCGATATCGGAATTCCCATAACGACCTCCTATTAACTCAACTCACAGGGGCGACCATAGCTCACCCCACGGACGCCCATTGTTCAAATGGGGTGGAATATGAAGATGAAAGAGAATCCTGATTTCTGGATGCATCTGGGTGACTGGCTCATATCGGTAAGAGAGCAAGGCATCTGGGCAACCCTTGCAGGGACGATGGCATTTTTTCGCGGTCGCTATAACGGTGGCGGCTGGGTAAAGGTTTCAATCGACGCCTTTATGTGTGCCATGTTCGCCTGGTTCATACGTGATGTTTTAAATTTCATGGGTCTGAATCCAGACTTGGCTTACATCGGCAGTGTGGTGATTGGCTACTTGGGTACAGACTTTATCGGTCAATTGCTGCGTAAGGCGGCAGATAAAAGAGCGGGGGTCAGCAATGACAACGAATAATTTCAAGTTCAGCCAACGCAGTGAAAATAACCTCAAAGGTGTCCATCCTGATTTGGTGACTGTCGTTCGTCGTGCGCTGGCATTATCTCCGGTTGATTTCACCGTGATTGAAGGCCTCAGAACGCTTGAACGCCAAAAGCAATTATTCGCTGCAAAGAAAAGCCGGACAATGAATTCCCGCCATTTGACCGGTCATGCGGTTGATCTATTTCCGGTAGGTGGAGACTGGAACGATTATAAATGCTGGCTTCCGGTATTGAATGCCATGCGTCAGGCGGGTGAAGAGCGGGGAATAAAACTGCGGTTTGGCATTACGTGGACGAACAACCCTAATGATAAGCCGGCTAAATTTCTGGATGCGCCCCATGTTGAGATACCGGCATGAAATTCAACAGCCAGCATTTCACCCTCGGCGCTTTGGTGATTGTCGCTGGTCTGTTCTGGTTCTATTACAGTGAATATCGAGAAAAAGCCAAAGCCTACACGGAACTGGATACGAAGTATAAGAATCAGCAGGCCATCACCAGTAACGCTTTTCAGTCCATCAGGATAATCAATGATATCTCACGAATTAATAGCGAAAGCCGGAACCGGTCAGCCGTGGATTCTGAGCAAACTAAAACGGCTATCAAATCGGCGGTTATCAATCATGATTGTACCAATCGCCTTGTTCCTGATGGGGCTGTTATCCGGTTGCAGCAGCATACAAACCGAATACGTTCCGGTGCCACCGATACCCATTCCGGCACACCTGCTCGCTGATTGTCTGCCTCCGGTCATACCCGACAAAATGACATGGAGTGACAGTTTGTTACTGAATGAACAGTTACTGACGGTGATTGAGCAATGCAATCTGGATAAGCAGGCGATACGGGAAATAGAAGAAAAGGGTAAATAACGATGAGTGAGTTAATTTTTAACTGCATGGTAGGTGGCTTAACGGTTATTGGTTACCTGTATATTCTGGTTAGGGCAATGAACTGGTTGGGTGCATTGCTGGTCAGTGCCTATTACAATCGTCGCAAAGAAGAGCGAAAGCAGAAGGCTGTTAACGAGCTTTATGATGCATTCGAACTTGACCAGATACAGGACGACCAGACCATGAAGGTAGCTACGAAAGGTGGCCTAGTGATTATGATGTATCGGCAACAATCAGAGAGCAAATAACACATTGCCACCGCAGAGCAAATGATACTGGGGTTGCAAGATTACGTTAACACTGAATGTTATAAGGTGAAGAAATAAGGCTGTAAGAATGGCATCAAAAAACAACATATAACATATTAACAACGGCTATCATGCTCAAACATTAAGATAGAAATGGGTAGCCCAATGAACACTAAAAACATGTTAGCTCTAAAAGGTGCTGGTGATACAGGAAAAACAACAACCCTAAAATTATTAATAGAGCTATTAAAATCCTCAAATGATTTTACGTGCGTTTGTCAGACCAGCCCAGAAAAAAAAGAGTGGGTTGCTATGTTTACTATAAACGGCATCAAGGTGGGAATCTCAACTGCTGGCGATGACAAACTAACGATAAATCGAAGAGTTTCTAAGTTAATCAAACTTGGTTGTGACATCATTATTAGCGCGACAAGAACTTGGGGAAAAACTGTCGAAGCTATTAATGAGTTAGCTAAAGAATATCATTACTCACTAGAATGGATTGATAAAAGCCGAGCTGATAAGAAAAACAACGCTGAACAATTGAAAGTTGAACAATTTAAAAAAAACAAATCAGATGCTGATAGTCTTTTTAATAGAATCAACGAAATTATAAATAACCACTAGATTTCTACTTCTTTACCCATTCCCCTGAGTGGTTAAAGGAATCCCCCATGCCATCAGTTAACGCGGGTGGCATTTTTGTATCTGCATTTCACTGCGCCGGGTTATCGCCGTCTGCCTGTATTAGCCATGACATGTTCCCTTTGCATCGAGCGTACAGGTCAGAATCAAAAATAATCAATGCCCTAGATAGTCATTATCAGCAACATCCGCTGTAGGCAGAAGAAGCGGTGTGACAGCCGGAGAGACGGCCTGCATTGCCATCATGATTCACAGAGTCGTGATAGCTATGTAGCCAAAGAACCCAAGTCCGATTATCGGATATTGCCCATGTTTAGGGCACTTGCAAGGACTTTTATATAAACCGAACCAGTTATTTATTCTGAATGAGGGTAAAACAATGATGATAATTCATATTAAAGAAGATGGCAGTACTTCAGTACAGACCGCTGGGTACACGGCGCTTTATGATAAAGAGGGGAAGCCTAAGGTGACTATAGGAGAAGCCCCTGCGACGCTCGTTATTCACAATGCATTCAAACAGAAAGCAGAAAAAGAACAAGAACAAGCAACCCCAACACAGACCCTTGCTGAACTAACGGATCGTATTAACGGTCGTCGCTATGACGCAGGTATGAAGCTGACAGCAGGTGTAAGCGTTAAGACTGGAATTACTGCCGATACCTTCAAGGCCTTCGATGTAGCCGGAAATGTTTACGTGAAAGAGGCGGGCATTGATGCCAAGGCAATCAGAGCAAGCCATGACGATCACATCCGCCAGATAGTCCGTGAAGAGATACGCCAGTTCGTCAATCGTGAGAGTCGATGCGGCGGACTGTTCTCAAGGCGGTGACGCCATGTCTCAACCCCGTATCTATGGCAGTAAATGGAACAAGGCACGGCTGGCCTTCCTACAACAACATCCCTTATGTGTCATGTGTCACCAGCAAGGGAGAGTGACCGGTGCAACCGTTGTTGACCACATCATCCCGCATAAGCTGAAAGGGGCACTGGCTTCCGGTAACAAGACGGAGATAGCCAAAGCACAGAAGCTATTCTGGGATACCAAGAACTGGCAGCCCTTATGTGACAGTCACCATAACTCCACTAAGCAACGGATGGAGAAGCGCGGTAAGGTGGTCGGTTGCGATATTAACGGCCTGCCATTAGATCCCCATTCACACTGGAATTAATAAGATGACCGAAGACGAACAAACCTTACTGATGTTCAAAGGCTTGATGGCCTCTCTGAACGAGCAGCAACAGAGGCACGTCGATAACTGCCTGAACACGATACGCCAACTGATGGATGACTACCCAGAAGGTGAGGCACTGATTGCATTGGGTTATATCGGGGCAGAACAGCAAATGAAAGGCAACTGGGGACAAGGTGAAACGGTTGACCGATAAAATGATTTCACTGGGAATGATGACGCAGGGGCGGGATAAAAGTTCAGGATGATGACCCCGGCAGACCGGCGCAGTCCCTCAAAAATAACGCTAACCCGATTTTTTTCGTTTAACCGGAGTCCATTATGGCCGAAAAACGGGATCGCTCAGACAGTGTGAGCGCCGAAATTCAAGCCATGAAAAACGCGGCCGCTGACACCATCGAACCGCCTATCCACGCGGGTCTAGAGAAAAAAGCGGAGCCTTTCTGGCATGACAATATCCGCTCTAAAGCCCTCGATAGCTGGACGCCTTCCGATCTGCTGGCGGCGGTCGAATTAGCCAATAATCAGCTCGAAATCACGCTGTTACGCAAAGAATTACGCAAAAAAGAGCGGGTTCAGGGGGAAGGGCGGGACGACGATATCATCAAAACTTTACGCAAGCAGATTGTGGAATTGCAGCGCACCATCTTGGCGCAACGCCGTGATCTGCAAATCCATTCCCACGCCACCAATGGCGAAAGCCGTGACCAGCGTAAACGTAATCAGAACGATGCCGAGGCACGGCGCGTACGCGATGAAATGCAGGGGGATGATTTGCTGGCCTCCCCGGTACATTAAGGAGAAAACCTCATGACACGCGGTGAACGTGTTATTGCGTTTATTGAACGCTATTGCATTGTGCCGGAAGGCGAGCTTATCGGTCAGCCCATGCGGTTAGATGCGTTTCAGCAGAAATTCTTACTGGAGACCTACGATAATCCGGTCGGGACAGATAAAGCCTATCTCAGCATTGCCCGCAAGAACGGCAAGACGGGACTGATTGCCGGGATTTTGCTGGCGCACCTGGTGGGTCCCGAAGCCCTCCAGAATACCCAGATTGTCAGCGGGGCGATGAGCCGTGAGCAGGCGGGGATTGTGTTCAATCTGGCGGTGAAGATGGTGAACCTCAACCCTAAGCTGCAAGAGATAGTCCATATTATCCCCAGCGGCAAGAAGCTGATCGGCAAACCCCGTAACGTGGAATACAAAGCGCTGGCGGCAGAAGGCAAAACCACGCACGGTTTGTCACCGGTACTGGCTATTCTGGATGAGGTCGGCCAGATTGTTGGTCCCCGCAGTGATTTTGTCGATGCCATTATCACCTCACAGGGCGCGCACAAGTCTCCGCTATTGATTGCCATCAGTACACAAGCGGCGAATGATGCCGACTTACTCAGTCTCTGGCTGGACGATGCGAAGCATTCCCATGACCCGCACATTGTCTCCCATGTGTATGAGGCCGACAAAGAGGCGGACATCCTTGATCCTGCCGCGTGGCAAGCGGCCAACCCCGCACTGGGTAACTTTCGCTCGTTAAAGGACATGCAGCGGCTGGCAGAAATGGCTTCCCGCATGCCGAGTCAGGAAAACATGTTCCGCAACCTGAACCTGAATCAACGGGTGTCCATGAGTTCCCCGTTTATCTCACGTAACGTCTGGGAAGCCGGGGCGAAACCGTTAAAACCTCTGGTGGGACGCTGTTATGCCGGGCTGGACTTATCCGAATCCAAAGACCTGACGGCGCTGGTGATCATCGGGCAATCGGAAGATGGCATGTGGAATGTGCATCCTTATTTCTGGACACCGAAAAAGACCCTGCTTGACCGGGCGAAGACGGACCGGGTGCCGTATGACGTGTGGGAAAAACAGGGCTTCCTGCGTACCACACCGGGGTCGATGGTGGACTATGACTTCGTGGTGAAAGACATCGCGGAGATTATCGGTGACTTTGCTATTGAGGTGATCACTTTTGACCGCTGGCGTATTGATATCTTTAAGAAAGCCGCCGAACACATCGGCCTGACACTCCCCCTGGTGGAGTTCGGGCAAGGCTATAAAGACATGGCACCGGCGCTGGATAAAATGGAGCAACTTTTGCTGAACGGACAGGTTAACCACGGCAACCACCCGGTGATGAACATGTGTGCCGCCAATGCCATTACGGTCAAGGACGCGGCGTCTAACCGCAAGCTCGCGAAGGACAAGTCGACCGGGCGGATGGATGGCATGGTGGCCTTTGCGATGGCGGTTGGTGCCTCGCATGAGATGGAAACCGAACAGGGGGATATTGACGGCTTTTTTGACGACCCGATTATTGTGGGGATCTAGATGAAAACAGAAAAACAACCCGGGCGTGTCAGGTCGGCCCTGCTGAACTGGCTGGGGGTGCCCATCAGTTTGACGAACGGCACCTTCTGGCAGGAATGGATCGGCACCAGCAGCAGCGGCAAGGTGGTGACGGCGGACAAGGCGATGCAGCTTTCGGCGGTCTGGGCTTGCGTCCGGTTATTGAGTGAATCCATTTCTACGCTGCCCTTAAAGATTTATCGCACCAAAACAGACGGGTCTAGGGAATTAGCCAAAGATCATCCGGTTTATCGCGTCCTTTGCCGACAACCCAATGCCGAAATGACCCCGTCGCGCTTTATGCTGATGATCGTGGCCAGTTTGTGTCTGCGGGGCAATGCGTTTGTCGAGAAGCGCTATATTGGCTCAAAATTGGTCGCTCTGCTGCCTTTATTGCCGCAAAACATGGTGGTCAAACGGCTGGAAAACGGGCAACTGGAATACACCTACACGGAATTGAAGGGAAAAAAGCGGGTCATTCCCCTTAAGCACATGATGCACATTCGCGGCTTCGGTCTGGATGGGGTCAGCGGCCTAATCCCGGTTCAGGTCGGCAGGGATGTGTTTGGGACGGCCATGTCCATTGATGAGGCGACCGGCAAGATCTTTGAAAACGGGTTGCAAAGTACCGGATTCCTGTCTGCCAAGACCGCCCTTGATAAGGATCAGCGGGAGCGGCTGAGGAAGAATTTACAGCAGTTCGCGGGGTCAAAAAATGCCGGGAAACTGATGGTGCTGGAGACGGATTTATCTTATCAGAGTGTGACCATGAACCCCGAAGCCGCCCAGATGCTGGAGAGCCGCACTTTTAGCACGGAGGAGATTTGTCGCTGGTTCCGGGTGCCGCCGTTTATGGTGGGTCACATCACCAAACAAAGTAGCTGGGGTGCCAGTGTGGAAGGGATGAACATGCAGTTCCTGACCAACACCCTGCGCCCGTTACTGATCAATATCGAGCAGGAAATCAGCCGCTGTCTGCTCAATGACGATGAAGATTTCTATGGCGAGTTCTCGGTGGAAGGTCTGCTCCGTGCAGACAGCGCCGGACGCTCGGCTTACTACACCACGGCTTTGCAAAATGGCTGGATGAGCCGCAATGATGTCAGGCGGCTGGAAAACCTGCCCCCGATTGACGGCGGGGATATCCACACCGTGCAGCTCAACCTGACGCCGATTGAGCAACTCGGTAAAGCGGGTAACGGCTCAGAATCAGAAAAAGTCCGGGCGCAGATAGCTGACTGGCTTTTTCCTGAGCGTAGCGAGCCACCGCCCACATCCCCAAATACCAACGCCAAGCCTCACTCTGAGGAGTAATTATTGATGAGTAAAAAACAACTGCCGGTCGCGCCGGAGGGACGCCCCTGTGCGTCGATTTCCTGTGAGCTGAAACCGAAAGCTCTGGATAGCTGGCACAGTGGCATTAAAGCCGCCAGTACGGATAACACCATCGCCATTTTGGATGTGATCGGTGAAGACTTCTGGGGCGAAGGAGTCACGGTCAAACGCATTTCTGCCGCGCTTCGGGCGGTCGGCGGCGGGGATGTGGTGGTCAATATCAACAGTCCCGGCGGGGATATGTTCGAAGGTCTCGCCATCTACAATGTGTTACGCGCCTACGAAGGTAAGGTCACTGTCAAAGTGTTGGGCATCGCCGCCTCAGCCGCCTCCATTATTGCGATGGCGGGCGATGAAATCCAGATGGGGCGCGGGGCCTTCCTGATGATCCATAACTGCTGGGCGCTGGGTATCGGTAACCGCCATGATTTTGCCAAACTCGCCCGTGACCTTGAGCCGTTTGATAACGCGATGGGCGATATCTACCGTGCCCGCAGTGGTCTGGACGAAAATACTATTGTTCAGATGATGGACAACGAAACCTATATCGGGGCCAGTGAGGCCATCGACAGAGGACTGGCTGACAGTCTGATGTCGGCGGAGGTCATTGAGTCCGGCGATGAAAGCCATCAGGCCGCCTTGCGCAAAATCGATGCTTTATTAGCCAAGACGAATACGCCCCGCGCCGAGCGGCGAAAATTAATTAAATCTTTAACCGGGAGTCCGCCGGGCGCGACCCCTGAAATTAATCCTGAAACCTTAGCCGAACTGCAACAGGCCGTGAATGCCTTTGCCCCGGCACACCTATAACCGGAGTAACCCATGTCCGATACCAACGAATTACTGAAAGGCCTGTCCGCCAAAATCGAAGAGGCGAACGGCAAATTTAATGCCAAAGCGGAAGAAGCGCTGAATGAAGCCAAAAAAGTGGGCGGATTAAGTGCGGAAACCAAAGCGGCGGTCGATAAGATGGCGACTGAACTGAACGCCCTGCGCGAATCTGAAAAGACCCTGAAAGCGTCTCTCGGTGAACTGGAGCAACATGTGGCGCAAATGCCGCTGCAAAATGCCGTTCAGGCGGCGAAGACCATCGGTCAGCAACTCATTTCTGCCGAGGTGCTGAAAGATATCAACGCCAGTATTCCGGCCAGCAAGCGCATTTCCGTTCCGGTACAGGCCGCGCTGACGTCTTCCGGTGTCGCTGAGGGCGTCGTTGAACCGCAACGTTTGCCGGGTGTGGATGTCGCCCCCAAGCAGCGCCTGTTTATCCGTGATCTGATCGCACCGGGCAAGACCACGTCATCCGCTATCTTCTGGGTGCAGCAAACCGGATTTACCAACAAGGCGGCAGTGGTGCCGGAAAATACCGCCAAGCCGTACAGTGATATCCAGTTCGCGACCAAAATCACGGCCGTGACCACCGTGGCGCATATGTTCAAGGCGTCAAAGCAGATTCTGGACGACTTCGCCCAGTTGCAGTCCCTGGTGGATGCGGAAATGCGCTACGGCCTGAAATTTGTCGAAGAGCAGGAAATTTTGTTCGGTGACGGCTCCGGTGCACACCTGCACGGCATCATTCCGCAGGCGTCGAAGTTTAAGGCGGAATTCAAGGTCGATAAGCAAAACGGCATTGATGATCTGCGTCTGGCGATGTTGCAGGCTCAACTGGCTCGCTTCCCGGCGTCGGCGCATGTTCTGCACTTTATTGACTGGGCGAGTATTGAACTCACTAAGGATTCATTAGGCCGTTACATTCTGGGGAACCCTGCCGGGTTGATCGGTCCTACGCTGTGGGGTTTGCCCGTTGTGGCGACAGAAGCGGCGGCGTTCAGGGGTAAGTTCCTGACCGGGGCATTCAATGCCGGGGCGCAAATCTTTGACCGCGAAGAAACCAATGTGGTGATTTCGACTGAGAACACCGACGACTTCGAGAAAAACATGATCTCCCTTCGTTGTGAGGAGCGTCTCGCCCTGGCGGTCAAACGTCCCGAAGCCTTCGTGTACGGTGATTTTACCGTGCCCAAATCCGGCGAATAATCCCACATCAACCAAGGCGGCCTTAACCGGTCGCTTTTTTATTGGAGCACCGCATGAAACTGACCGTACTGAGAGCGATTTATTTTGAGGGGCAGGTGATCACAGAAGGTCATGTCATTGATACTGTTGAGCAACACGGGCGCGAATTAATTCAAAAAGGCTATGCCGCCGAGACAGCCGAGACGCACACTCTGACGGAGTCAACGGAGTCAACGGAGTCAACGGAGTCAACGGAGTCGGAAGATAAGGGTGAAAATAAGGGGGAATAATGCTTTCTCTGGATTTGGTTAAGCAACATTGCAAAATTGAGTCAGATTTCCATGACGATAATGACCTGCTCAATACCTATATTGGTGCGTCGGTGAAATATGTCGAGAACTACACCCGACGCTCACTGTATCCCGATAAAGAAGCGAAAGGGTACGCCGATGATCCCGATCACTTATTGTTAACCGCCGATGTGCAGGCCGCCATGTTGTTGCTGATTGCCCAATGGTATGAAAACCGGAGTGCCGCGTCGGTGGGGCAATCCGTGTCTTCCTTGCCATTTTCAGTCGCGGCGTTACTGCAACCTTACCGCATTTACGGTTTGTAAGGAGGGCAAATGCACATTGGAAAAATGAGACACCGCATTACATTGCAGAACTTTACCCCGGTCAGATTGCCTTCCGGCCAGAAAGTGCAGGAATGGCAGGACATCGCCACGGTCTGGGCGGAGGTGAAACACATCAGCGGACGGGAATTACTGGCCTCCGGGGCGGCACTGTCCGAAGCGACCGTACGTATCTGGCTGCGCTACCGGGCGGATGTCACCAGTGCGTCACGTCTGGTATTCAAGGGGCAGGTGTACGATATTCAGGCCGTCATTCCTGATGGGAAATGTACCCGACTTGAACTGCTGTGCAAGCAGGGGGTGAGATCATGATTGTTACCGATCTGGACTTCTCCGGGTTACAGGAGATTGCGCGGGATTTGGAAATACTGAGCAAGGCCGAAAATAGCAAGGTATTGCGGCAGGCCACTTATGCCGCCGCCTCGGTATTGCGGGATGAGGCCAGAGTGAAAGCGCCGAAACGCACGGGCAAACTGAGCCGGAACATTGTGGCGTCCAACCGCAAGAGCCGCAACGGTGACGTGTTGGCGGGGGTGTATGTCCGGGGATCGAATGCCAAAGGCACGAACAGCGACCCCAAAATGAAGAAGAGCGACCCGCGTAACGCGTACTACTGGCGTTTTCTGGAGTACGGCACGTCAAAGCTGGCTCCGAGGCCGTTTGCCCGCCCGGCCTTTGATGCCAAATCCGACGAAGCGGCAAAGTTTGCCCTGAAACGGCTGAATCAGGCCATTGATGAGGTGCTGTCGAAATGACCGAGGCGGATATTTTCCCCTTACTGGCCCCGGTGCTGCCCGATCAGGTCTTTCCCTATGTCGCGCCGCAATCAGCCCCGTCCGTCTCCCCGCCGTGGTGTGTCTTCTCACTCTACAGCATCGATCAGGATGTGCTGAACGGGCAGGCCGGGCAACTGAACAATCTGCAAATTGATGTCTACGCTCTGACCATTGATGCGGCACGGGAGATACGGGATAAGGCCAGAATAGCCCTTATGCCGCTTAAACCGACCCAACTGAGCGAAACTAACAGCTACGAGTCTGACACGGGGCTGTACCGCGCCACACTGGAATGCCAAATCTGGCAGTAACAACCCCTT